GCGGGCGACCGTCCGAGGCGACCTGCGAGAGCAGAAGGCCCTCGAAGGAAGCGGAGGCGACCCAGTGGGACAGGCTGCCACCGGCAGCGGCGATGGCGTTGAACACGGCAGCCAGGTCGGCGTAGGTGTTCGTGCCGTCGACCGTGAGGGCCGGGGCGCCGGTCAGGACGTCGAAACCAGAGCCGGGCGTAACGCCACCGAGCACGGTCTCGTCGAACTTCTTGGAGAGCGCACCGGGAAGGCGCCGAGCCAGCTCGCCGTACAGGGCGGGCAGGTCGCGGCGGAACTCCATCGAGAACGTCTCGATGACCGCGAGCTTGTACGGCGTCATGTTCTTGCTGCCCACGGTCGCGTGACTGACCGGCTTCTCAGCCGACTCAGCGACCCACGCGGCCTGCGAGTCACCCGTGATGAGCGGGATGGTGATACCCGAGCCGGGCAGCGTGACCTGACGGGACACGGCCATGACGGCGGATGTCTGGATGGTGGAGGCCCAGATCTCGGAGGAGACCTGCGCCGGGAGGACAACACCAGCGGTGCTGCGCTTGAGATCTCCTACGGCCATTGCCTGGGATCCATTCTGTGAGAGACGAGCTAACGGGTGAAGCTGCCCTCAATGGCAGCGGCGAACATGTCCCCTGTGGACGCGGGGGACGTGGTGCGGGCGCCCTGGCCGACATCGCCGAACGGGCGTTGCGGACCGGAGGCAGGGGCAGGGGCGAAGCGGGCCACCCACAACGCGAGAGCGTCGCGGTCGACGTCGCCGTCGTCCGTGATGAACCGGGAACGGTCGAGGCCCTCGAGCAGAGCTTCGACCTGATCCGCGCTGACCCGGCCAGCAGCAGCAGCACGAACCTCGGCGTCGACCAGTCGCCCGCCGACGTTGCGGAGGGTTTCTGCTCGCGTCTCGGTGCGCGCCAACTCGACGGCCTTCTCGGCATCTGACAGCGAGGACAAGCGAACCGACTCGAGCTCCTTACGGAGATCCTTCGCTTCCTTCACCGCCTGCGCGCGTTCGGCCTTCATGCGGTCGAGCGCCTGCTTGCCGGCGTCGCCTAGCGCGTCCTCGCCCGTTGCGGGCGCGTCCGGCTGTGCTTCGTCGGTGGTGGTGGTGTCCTGCTGTGCGGTGTCGTCAGCCATTGCGGCTGCTCCTTCGGTTCACCGTCCACCCGCCCTTGCGGCAGGGGAAGAATCGTGGGCCGCTACTGCGGCGTCTCGGCGCTGTTCAGGCCGGCGGCCTGCAACAGACCGACCGCGGCCAGCGCCGCGTTCTGTGACAGACCGTCGCGGATCTGAAGGTCACGGGCCAGATCCAGCCGTGCCCGAACGTCCGAGGTGGCGGCTACTGCGGCCGACTCGGCGGCGCGCTGGTTCATCCGCTCGATCTGCAACGGGGAGTAGCCCAAGTCCTCGCGGGCCTGGTCGATATCGATGATCGGACGGTCGCCCTGCGTGAGTTTCACCGCGGCGTCTGCGGCCTGCGCGACGGTCTCTGTCTCCGGGTCACGCCAGATGGTCTCCATGCCGGACAGGGCGGCGGCAGCATCGGCGTAGGTGATGCCGTCACGCACCGCCACCGCGAAGCGCATAGTCCGCTCGTAGGACCCGCCCCACGCCTGGTGCTTCTCCCGAGCGCGCTCGACCAGCGTCGACTCGGCCGACCGGATCGCGTCGGCGCTCGCCGGGTTGTCACCCTTGATGCCGAGGTAGTGCGGCGGCAGGCCCGCTATCGCGGCGATTTGCCCAGTCAGCAGGACGATCGCATCGACGAAGTTCGTCAGGGATGCCTCGTCGAACTGACCGAAGTTGACACCCTCACCGGCAAGCCACGTCTTACCCTTCGTCGCGTTGTCCCAATGGGTCGCGACCTCGGCCTGAAGCCGCTCACGATCCGGGCCGTTGGGGATCTGGATTCCGGTGGCCCATCGACGCTTCGTCGCGCTGAACTCCGACGCGATCAGCATGTCGGTCGCCAGCTTGTTGACGGCGTCGGCCACCGGCATGACGTCGGTCAGTTCGGACTGCCCGTCGCGGTTGAGCAGGCGCGGTCGGTTGACGAGCGGCACGATCGGCACAGCGCCGAGAGGGTTCGACAGCGTCTCGACCATGCGCCAGTCGGCGCCGTCGTGGGCGTACCACTTCGTCACCCGGTCGGGCTCGAACAGGGTCGCGTAGATGTGGTCACCGTCGGACCACCGCTTCAGGGCGGCACGTACCTCGCCTGTCTGCGGGTCGAAGTCCACCGCCACCTGATGCGCCGACTCGAACCGCACCCGCGGCGAGCCATCGTCGGCACTCCACACCGACATGAACGCCCGGCCGTGGACGAGCGCGTCGATCTGCCCGAGGGGGGATGACTCGTCGAGGTCGTTGGCCTGCCAGATCGACAGCAGACCGGCATCAGCGGGGCCGTCTGACAGACGGAAGCCTTCGACGTAGCAACGCCGCTGAACGCTGTCCACGATCGTGCGCGGCCAGTTGATGACCAGCGGCGACAGGCGGTTGCCGACCTGCGCCGCGACCTCGGGTGCCATGAACTGAAGCGGCTGCGTGCCCTCGTAGTAGCTGTCAAAGCGGTACAGGTGATGCTGCTGGGCGTCGAGCTTGCCGGACAGGAAGCGAAGCAGACCGTCATCGGGGACGACGACCAGGCTGGCAGTCCCGACGCGAGTCCACGCCAACGGTCCATCGGGGACGGTCAAGGCAGGCTCACCATCCATCCGCCAGTCGAAGGGGTGCTGCTCAGACCGTGCAGTGCGAGCGCCGCGGCGATCAGCGGGGAGATCCGCGGGTCCTTACGGGACAGCACCCGCTGCCCAGCCTCACCCGAAGACGACCAGCGGGCGACCGCCACGGCGTCCTTGAGCTCCGGGTGCCCGCCGTGCCGCAGCGACCTCGAGGACACCGCGGCATCGAGCGTCGAGCAGGCATCGGCGAAGAACCGGCGCGACACCGGATCGGCGGTCAGGTGCGGCAGCAGGAACGCCGCCGTCCCCGTCTGCTCCACCAACAACCGGCCGCCCCACGTACGGAGCAGTTCGGCGGCACGATCGGCGACCCACTCGACACCGCTACCGTGCGCGGCGAGCTGTAACCAGGCACCGTCCGCGGTCGTCCACGCGGCTGCGATCGTCGCTGTGGAGTGATCCGGCGCGACGTCGAGGGCGAAGGTCGGGGTGGCGCGGGGTGGGCCGGGGGCGTGGAGGTTGGCCCAGGCGGCGGGGTCGATGGCGAGCTTCCTGGCGTGCTCATCCGTCCAGATACCCATGACTTCCCGCAGGAAGTCGTCGCTGTCGAGCAGCCGGCGCAGCCGCTGCAACGCGCGCTCCGGAGTGCGGTCCGGGTAGGACGGGTTCGCTGTGCGCCAAGCCTCCCGGTCGTCCGGGTCCGAGCCAGGATCGGCCGAGTACTCGATGTAGGTCAGATCGCCAGCCTGACCGGACAGCGCCTCGGCCCGGAGGCGCGTGAACGCCTCGCTAGGGTCCGACGGCTTCGGCGGCGTCCCCATCAGGATGATCTGCGGGTTGATCGCCTGGTTCTGAGTCGGAGCCAGGTCGGAGAGCGCAGCGTCGGTGAGAATCTGCGCCTCGTCCAGCACCAGCCGGCGAACCTTGCGGAAACCTCGGATCGACCCGCGCTCACGGGCGGCGAAGACGATCCGCGACCCGTTCCGGAACGGGATGACCTCGTTGCCCGCGGCAGTCGTGATCTTTTCCCGATCGACATGCGGGGCCATCGACTCCATCTCGGCCAGCGCCCGAAGCTCGTCGAAGGACTCGCGGGCGACCTTGAACCGGTGCGCCGTCCAGACCGTCAACGTGCCCGGGTTCGCGATGGAGTCGGCGAAGACGATCGCGCCGACCAGGAACGTCTTCCCGACCTGGCGGCCGATGCTCAACAGGACAGTGTCGGCGGCGTACCAACCGGCGAGGTTCTTCGCCAGGATCGCGGTCGAAGCGTCCCGCTGCCAGCGGTCGAGGTGAATCCCTAGCGTCTCGCACGTCCCGATGATGGCCGGCGCGCCGCTCGCGGCGATGCCCTCAGGCAGGACGACGTGGCGAGCGTCAGGCAGCAGGCCAGGCGGCGTCCGGAGTCGAAGCGGCGCCGCCGATGGCGTCAGAAGTGCTAGCGGCGTCAATCGCCTCGATCTCCTTCCGGATCTCCATGAGGCGCTTCGTCAGCGACGCCAGATCTCGCGGCGGAACGCCCTCGTCGAGCTGCTTGGCGATGAGGTCACGCATCGACACCAGGAGGTCCCTGGCGGTGCCTGAGCGGGCCGCTGTGGCCACGCCGACGATCCTCCGGGGCATCGGGACCTCCCTTGGAAACAGACCGTGTGTGGAGGAGCGACACTGGCGGGTCACGGTGCGTGACGCTCTAGGGGGTCACCCCCCACCCTCAGCGCAGTTGCCGACCCGCTGCGACCGTGTCGCTCAGCACTGCCTGACGCACGGACTGACGTTGACTACGGCACTCGAAGTGCGTCCATGTCGTGTCATCCCACTGCACTGCGGTGCGTCGTCCCTTGCTGCGACGACTGACAGGCAAGCCGCACTGGCCACACGGAACCGGAGGAAGGGTCACATCCGCCTCACATCGGCCACGCTGTCACGGTCTGCCGATCGCGTCCCTCTCGCCCACCCTTGCTGGCGTTGTGCCACCAGCAGGCCAGTCCTAGGTAGCCGGTCCATCTGCAGGTCGGGCAGCCGGTGCGGCAGGCGCAGTGGTCGAGCACGGTCTTGCGCGGGTGTGCGCGGGGTAGGCCGATCTCTTCTGCCCATATCGGTTCTCGTCCGATGCAGCAGACGCCGACGCCGTCACGCTTCAGCCGGGCGATCTCTGCGGCGCGTCGCTTGCGGTGGTCCTTGCCGTAGCCGCGGGAGTGGGC